GATTATGGACCTATAAAAAGGCGACGATTGTAATGGAGCAGGTATTAGTTATGTTTCAAATGAAGAAGGTATGAAATATAGTTTGTTTGTTGTAGAAAATTGTAAATTAATAAAAACTAAAACATCTGAGGTAAAAGCTCCTGATTACTTAGTAGATCATGAACAAATTTTAAAAGATTTAGGTGGTTATAAAACATATAAATTTAAAAAGACTCCTCAAAGAGGTTAAAAAAATAATATAAATCAAAATTAACCCCATCTACAAAAGGTGGGGTTTTTTATTTATAAAATAATCGTCTGAATATTTATCAATAAAACAATATAATGAAGAGTAATGTTCCAATAACAAGACTTGGTAAATTTTTTGGAGATAAAGACTTTGAACTTGAGATTGGTATGGGTCAAGAGTGGTTAATTGGTGACATGAATTACACTTGTGTTTTATATAAAATTGATAGAAACAAAATTAAAACCGATGATGTTTATGGTGAAGTTGTAAGTGACGGAATAAAATTTTTACCTCCAGTTGAGTTTAACGCTCAAGTGACTATCGCAGCCCCCGAAAACAAATTTATTGGGACATCAACAAAAATGGATCAGGTTGAGCCAGGAAACATTACAATATCGGTTTATTTAAAAACTTTACAAGATTTACAAATAGATATTGATTTTGGAGATTACATCGGTTATTACGATAGTGAAAATTTTGTTCGTTATTATACGGTTGTTAATGATGGTCGAGTTGTATCTGATACAAAACATACGTATAAGGGGTTCAAACCTTTTTACAGGACCATAATCGCGGCTCCTGTTGGGCCAAATGAATTTAGAGGATTATAATGGCAATACCAAAGAAAGGACCTGTTAAACCTACATTACCTTTGAATTACCCAAAAACTCTTTTACCAAGGAGAGAACAAATCAAAGATATGATTACCAAAGATGGAACTTATCTTCCTAAGTCACTTCTTCATGCAGATTTGGATCGTGGGTTTTTGGATTTTGTGAAAGACAAATTTAAAATTGTTTCTGAAGGAATTAATATACCTGTTGTTGATATATTAGTGACAACTCAAAATTGGTCTCAGTTTGTTGAAACATGGGACTTTCAAAATATTGATAAGAACTTAGAACCACCCTTTTTAACGATAATCAGAAGTCCCGAAGTAAAATACGGAAATAATCCTTCGGTTCAGTATAATATTCCTAATAGAAGAATGTATTACTATATGGAAGTTCCAACATGGAATGGAAATTTTATGGGAGCTGACATATATAAAATTCCTCAACCAATACCTATAGATTTAAAATATAGTGTGGCTATCGTTTGTAATAGAATGAGAGAAGTTAATACCATGAATCAACGAGTTATGGAAACATTCGCATCTCGTCAAGCATATCAGACTATCAACGGACATTATATTCCAATTATTAATGATGGATTCACAGACGAGTCTTCGATGGATTTAGAAAAAAGAAAATACTATGTTCAAAAGTATGATTTCACAATGATGGGGTTTTTAATCGATGAAAATCAATTTGAGGTCAGTCCTTCAATATCAAGAACTATTCAAATGTATGAAGTAGATCAAAGACCAATAAAAAGACCTCAAAAAAAACAAGATCCTGTCCAACCACAAATAATAGTACTTAACTATCCTATAGAGAACGTTTCTCAAGAATATTTTTTTGAATATACATGTAATTTAAACTATCAAAACACAGTTAACATTATAAGTTACTCAGTATATATCAATGATCAGTACTATGGTGATGACGTGACAATAATTCAGATTAATACGGATGACACTTTAAAAATTGATGTTACTAAGTTAAATCTTGGATTGGAATCTGAAATATCTTTTACACAAGTTTTAATTTAAAATTCTCCGTAAATATCTTTTTTTTCTTTACATTTTTCTAAAATTAAATTTTCCAAAAATTTATACATTTTAATACCTCGTTTATCACAATATTTTTTTAACACATTGTGAACTTCTGCATCTATTTTTAGATTTTTTATTTTCTTTAGATCTTTCATGACATAGGTAGAATAAAGGCAGAATAAAATCTTACCAAAATATAAATAGTTTGATCAATGTAAAGTTTTTACAAAAAATTGTAATATTTATAGTAAAATAAAATATATAAAGACATTTTAAACATGGCAACAAATAGTAAAGTTTTCGTTTCACCAGGAGTGTATACTTCTGAAGTTGATTTGAGTTTCGTAGCTCAAAGTGTGGGGGTAACTACATTAGGTATAGTAGGTGAAACTTTAATAGGTCCAGCATTCGAACCTATTTTCATAACAAATTTCAATGAATTCCAAACAGTATTCGGAGGAACTTCACCTGAAAAATTTGTGAATACACAAATTCCAAAATATGAGGCATCATATATCGCTAAAGCATATCTACAACAATCAAACCAATTATTTGTAACAAGAATTTTAGGGTTATCAGGTTACGATGCTGGACCATCTTGGTCAATTACAACTTCGGCTAATGTTGATCCATCCACGATAGGGATTTGGTGCTTGAGTTCTATTACCAACTTCAACACCTGTGAAAATGTTTGTGTTATCCCCAAAGAGTTAGTGTTTTCAGTACCTTTTACGGCCTGCACTAACTCAACTTCGACTATTGGTTTTCAAGCAACTTTTCCTTACGAAATTGAATCGATTCTAACAGAACAGTATGAAGAATTTAATGGAGATACTTCAACATTGGAAACTCAAATTAATGATTTAATTTTCAACGTTATTACAAGTAATAACCCATATTTGGCTGAAGATGAACAAATCGCATATTTTGGTTCAATCGATACTGGTGATTATAATATTTTAAATGGAGCTGGTTGGACGGCAGAAACAAATGTTTTTGAAGTTCCTTCGGTGTCATTAGATGATACTAATTTGGGATCACCGTTCAACGATTCATGGTATTACTCTTTGTTCGATAACATGGGTAATACCAACTATACTGGTTTTTCGTTCTCTACTTTGGTTTCTGGTTTAACATCATATTTTCCTAACCCGACACCAACACCACAGGTGAGTGCATCACCAACACCAACACCATCTGCGGTAAATCCATGTATAACTCCGTCTCCTTTTGTATCACCAACACCAACCCCAACTCCTGTGAATATAGAATGTTATTCAGGAACTATTGTTGGTAAAATATACTACTTTACAGGAACATCTTACGTTGATTACGACAATGTTGTGGTTGCAACATTAAGATCGAGAGGTATTTCAACTTACACCACAGATGAAAATCCACGTTATTCGGTAACGGGACTTACAGACGCTAGTTTAGATATGACAGGTAAATATGTAGGGGTTCTTAAAAATCCTTATTTAACATTTGCAGTAAATTGTACAGACAAGTTTGGAACAAATTTTACATTCGAAACATCTTTATCACAAAACGATCCTGAATATATTAGTAAAGTATTTGGGATTTCTAATTTCCAAAAACCAAGAATCGAAGTTCCTTTGTTTAATGAAGAGGTTTTTCAATCGTGGTTAAATTACTCTTGGAGAAAGGGTTATATACGAGGACTTAACCCCAATTTTATAGAGTTAGATTCTGCTCAAAGTGGAGACCCCAATTCTATTGGTTGGTATTTAGACAGATGGCAAACACCAGTTTCTCCATATGTTGTTTCTGAGTTACGTGGTAACAAAGTCTACGATTTATTTAGATTTTACACAATTTCTGATGGTGACGCAGCAAACACTTTGATTAAAATATCTTTAATTAATCAAACCTATAGTAATTTAACATTCGATGTGTTAATTCGTGACTATTTTGATACGGATGCAAATCCTGTAGTCTTAGAGAAATTTACAAATTGTACAATGGATCCTGGTCAGAACAACTTTATTGCAAATAAAATTGGTACTCTTGATGGGGAATACCTTTTGAATTCAAAATATGTGATGGTCGAAATGAATGAAGATGCTCCAATTGACGCACTTCCTTGCGGATTTAACGGGTTCAACTTTAGAAATTATGCAGGAGCAAATTCACCTTTCCCAATTATCAAAGGTAAATATGACTTTCCTGGTGAAGTAATCTATAACCCACCATTCGGTTTATCTTCAGGAAATGACAATTCTTTAGTAAGTCCAGGTGATAATGTAAGAAGAACTTACTTAGGTATATCTAATAATTTGGGTTGGGATCCTGCATATTTTGAGTATGTTGGTAAGAGAAATCCTTTAAATTCTTGTGATATTGAGGGTCTTCCATTTAATTACAGATCTGCAGGTTTCCACATGGACGTAAATGCAAGTGGTTTAACAATCGGACCTGAGTTTTCAACAAGCGGGTCTCCAAGATTTATCTGTGGTAACTCTTCTTTTATTACTGAACCCGAATTACCAACAAATGCATACTATAGATTATTCGCACGTAAATTCACATTCTTAGTACAAGGTGGATTCGATGGGTGGGATATATATAGAGAATACAGGACAAACGAAGATAGATTCCAAATTGGTAGAGCTGGTTATCTACGAGGAGCTTGTCCATCGAGTAGATACCCTAACGCAACTGGTTGGGGAGCATTTAAAGAAATTTCTTTGGGAGACGGAACTCAAAATTTTGCAAACACCGACTACTATGCATACTTGTTAGGACAACAAACTTTTTCGAACCCTGAAGCGGTAAATATAAATGTTTTTGTAACACCTGGTATTGACTATGTAAATAATAGTAACTTAGTTGAGGACGCAGTTCAAATGATAGAATTTAACAGGGCCGATTCTTTGTATGTATGTACAACACCCGACTATGATTTATATTTACCAACTACAACCGGTATTGATGGTTTCATTTACCCAACAGAAGCGGTTGATAATTTGGATAACACAGGAATCGA